GTGAGTGATCTTAAGACTTTCGTCGCCATGCAGTCCAAAGGTATTTCTACTTTGGATAATCTGCTTGCCAACCATGGTAAGTTGATTAGGCGGCGCTACAAATTTCCGGATGTTAACTTTACCACGACTGATGGACATGCCGGGGCCAATCAATTTGGTTTTGATAGCCAATTCAATTGGTCCAATGAAGCATTCTTCGTAAACTACGGAGATTTCCGGCGTCCTAAGTACAACGCTCTCTTCGACATTCAAACGACGAGGAAAGCGTGGTTCTCAGGAGCATATTCAGTTTACATGCCTCCTGACATGGAGCCCGTGTCACGTCTTAAGGCCGCCGCAGATAAACTGCGGTGGGATTATGGCGTGGGGTTGGATATAGACACAGTCTATAATCTGACTCCGTGGTCCTGGCTCATCGACTGGCAGTTAAATCTTGGCGACTTAATCACAAATGTCGCTAAGTGGTCAGACGATGCAGTCGTGCTGCAATATGGCTACATGATGGAAGAAACTAAAACCCATTATGTAGTCTCGCCCGTCGAGGGTTCACAATTCACCCCCGGCACGGCGCCGCATACGCGTTGTCCTGATATGGGCATAAAAGTCCACAGGAAGAGGCGTATTCGGGCGACACCTTACGGTTTCGGGAAGACTTATGGTAATCTTTCAGATTACCAGAAGGCCATTCTCGCAGCGATTGGAATTACTCGATTCTAATCGGAAGTAAAAGCTTTGCACTAATGCAAAGGTCCTTCACCCCCGAGATAGACAATGGCGTACTATCTCATACACCATAGGAGCAATGCCAAATGGCACTCGCAGATCAGACAGTTACAATCAATTCCGTGGCCATCTCTTTGCCTCGGACCGGTTCGACGCTTACGTCGGGCCAGTTCGAGTCGAGTGATGGGCTTGTGTCCGAGGTGGTTTCCCACCAGCGCGGAAAGCGCAATCGGCACATGCTACGGATCAACCACAACAAGATTGCGGAAGACCCGTTCCAGTCGTCGGTCAACGCCAAGTACTCTATGAGTGCTTACGTGGTGTTCGACGTCCCACCGATTGGATACACGGTGGCGGAGCAGAAGCAGGTTATCGACGGGTTTCTTGCCCAGTTGAACGCCTCTTCTGGCGCTCTCATCACCAAGGTTCTCGGCAACGAGAGCTGAGAGAGCGGTTGGTTTCTGTGCCAACCTTGTAACTGTCCTATGAGCGCTGCTTGGCTATGGATTGCCTTACCATTTATGAAATGGGGACAATGAAAAGCCTTACGTTGCTCTGGAAAGTGATGCTCAGAGATCTGGGCATCAGGTGCTGCACTAGCACGGACCGCGATATAAAGACATTCGCGGATCGGTACGAACACGAGGGGTTGTCGTTTCTAACGATTACCCTACCTCGCTTTGGAAAAGACTTC